CAGCCGCAATCGTTAAGACCAAAACTCTTGCCCCGTGGCGGGAGTTGCGGTTACAAAAGCGTAAGCTGAAAAGGTCACAGGCCGCAGAACGCAAAGCAACAAAGCAGATTCGACCATCGCCCATTAACTCACAAGTTATTAAAGTGCTTGATGAGCTGGTTGTTGAGACTGTTGAGGACAGCGCACCAACCCGTGAGGAAATGTTGCAACAAGCTGAAGCCATTGGGATGAAGGTTGACAAACGCTGGTCAGATGCGACACTGCTTAAACACATTGAGGAGTTGGAATGGGCTACACAAAACAACAATTCATAAGCGCAGCCTTTGAAGAAATTGGTCTTGCGTCTTACGTATTTGATTTACAGCCCGAACAGCTCGAATCTGCCTTGCGTCGATTAGATGCAATGATGGCAGACTGGAACGCCAAGGGCATCCGATTGGGTTACCCTTTGCCATCTAGCCCACAAGATAGCACTTTAAGCGAAGAAACCCTAGTGCCTGACTCGGCTTATGAGGCAATCATTTGTAGTCTAGCGATTAGGCTTGCACCTAGTTTTGGTAAAACAGTGATGATTGAAACCAAGACCACAGCCAAGCAAGGGTACGACATTTTGCTTCAACGTGCAACATTCCCTCTGGAGAAGCAACTGCCTGCCACAACCCCTGCGGGTGCTGGTAACAAGCCGTGGAGAGTCTACGACAACCCGTATGTACGCCCACCCTACTTCCCTGTTGATGCTGGCCCTGATGGGCCTCTTGAATATTACTAAGGAAAATCATGCCAACGATCAATCAGTTGCCTGTACTCAGCACCATTTCTAGCGGAGATCAGTTACCCGTTTATTCGCCCAACAATGGAGATGCACGCAGAACCTCGATTGGTTCGTTGCTGACTTTTTTCCAGCAAAGTTTTGCATCGCCTACATTGGCGGTGAATCTCTTTGTGCCTGGCAATGGTTTCAATATCACTGTTCCAACCCCTGTCAGCAATGACCAATGGATGCTATTGCAACCTGCTGGAACACTGGCTTCAGGCACAATTACTTTGCCTTTGAACACTGGTGTGCCCGATGGCACTTCGGTGCTTATTACCACTACGCAAGAGATTACCTCACTGACTATTGCTTTAAATGGTGCGACTGCTTTATATGGTGGCGTGACTTCTTTATCAGCTGGCACAGCAACAGCAATCAGGTTTTATCAGCCTACAAACTCTTGGTATCAAATCAATGCTGAAACTGTTTACGGCACAAATGTTCAGGCTTTCCTAGCTGTGCCATCAAGTGCAAATTTGCGTGCCGCAATGACGGATGAGACAGGCACAGGTTCACTCGTATTTGCAACCAGCCCGACACTGACAACTCCAGTAATCACCAATCCAACTGTGAGCACAGGAACATTTACAAGTCCAGCATTGGTGACACCAGCATTGGGTACTGTGGCAAGCGGTAACATTTCTGCTTGTCTCAGCACAAGTATGGTCATGGTGACACCAGTTATTGGTGCGGCTACAGGAACAAGTTTAAGCACAACAGGCAATCAAGTAATTACAAGCACTGGTAAGCATGGTTACGCTACGGGTTCAGGTGGCACTGTAACGCAAGCTACTAGCAAAGCAACTGCAGTAACACTAAGCAAATCTACAGGCCAAATTACATTAGATGGTGCGGCATTGGCTGCCTCTACAACTGTGAGTTTTACTTTAACTAACACAGTAATTGAAGCTGGCGATATTTTAATAATGAACCATATTAGTGGCGGTACGGCTGGTTCATACTTATTAAATGCTCAATCAGCCGCAGGGTCAGCAAGCATTAACGTGCGTAATATTTCTTTAGGTTCATTATCTGAAGCCATTGTTATTGCTTTTGCCGTGATTAAAGCTGTGAGTGCGTAATGGCAACCAAACCTAAGTCCTCAGTCAATGCGGCTGGCAACTACACAAAGCCAACCATGCGGAAAGCCTTATTTGAGAAAATCAAGGCAGGGACAAAGGGCGGTGACCCCAATGAATGGTCAGCCCGTAAAGCCCAACTTTTAGCAGTGGAGTATAAGAAAAAAGGCGGAGGCTATAAATGAAAGCCCCGCAGAAAAGCCTTAAAGATTGGGGTTCTCAGGATTGGCGCACCAAGTCGGGCAAGCCATCGTCTGAAACGGGCGAAAGGTATCTGCCTGCAAAAGCAATCAAGGCATTAACTTCGGCAGAGTATGCGGCAACGACTAAAGCCAAGCGTGAGGCTACGGCTAAAGGTAAACAATTTGCAAAGCAGCCCAAAAAGGTTGCCGAAAAGATTAAGAGTTTCAGATGAAAAGCCCAGCTTACGCACGCAAAGAAGGTCAGAACCCTAAAGGCGGTTTAAACGCCAAGGGAAGGGCTGCGGCAAAGGCTGAAGGCATGAATTTAAAGCCACCCGTAAAGTCTGGTGATAATCCTCGCAGGGCATCGTTCTTGGCTCGTATGGGTGGCAATGCTGGCCCTGAGTACAAAGATGGTGAACCCACTCGATTGCTGTTAAGTTTGAGGGCATGGGGTGCATCATCTAAAGCAGATGCACAAGCCAAAGCGAAGAAAATATCAGCCAGAAACAAGGCGAAGTAAATGCAAATACCTATCCTGAACGGTATTTACACCGACAACACACCCGAACTGCGTACATCGTACCCAGTGAACCTTGTGCCAGTGCCAAAACAATCGGGCATCAGCAATGGGTTTTTACGTCAGGGTGATGGCATTGTTGCCAACGGCACAGGGCCAGGCACTGACCGAGGCGGCATCAACTGGCAAGGTGGTTTATATCGGGTGATGGGCACGAAGTTAGTTGAAATAGACAGCGCAGGCACAGTGACTACATTGGGTGATGTGGGTGGGCCAATAGATGAGCTGGTAACTTTTGATTACAGTTTTGATGTGCTGGCAATCGCTTCTGGTGGTCGCTTGTACTATTGGATTCCAGTTAACACTACAGCAACATCGGTATGGAACGCAACTGCTCCAATTTTGAGGCAAGTTACAGACCCTGACCTTGGCGTGGTTCTTGATGTTGTATGGATAGATGGTTTCTTTATGACCACCGATGGCGAGTCTTTAATTGTTACAGACTTGATCGACCCAATGGCTGTAAACCCATTTAAGTACGGAAGTTCTGAGGTTGACCCTGACCCTGTGGTTGCTTTATTAAAACTGCGAAACGAAGTCTATGCGCTGAACAGAAATACTGTTGAGGTATTTGATAACGTAGGTGGTGAGCTGTTCCCGTTCGCTAGAATTGATGGCGCACAGATACAAAAGGGCGTTGTTGGAACATTTGCTTGCTGTGTATTTATTCAACGCATTGCTTTTTTAGGTGGTGGTAGAAATGAAGCACCTAGCATCTACACAGGTGCAGCCGCAACAACACAAAAAATAAGCACTCAAGAAATAGACAATATTTTGTTGGATTACACCGAGACGCAGTTGGCACTGGTCAAGTTGGAAGCAAGAAACGACAAGAACCATCAGCATCTTTATGTGCATCTGCCTGACCAGACCCTAGTCTATGACGCATCGGCATCTGAGGCTTTACAATCGCCAGTCTGGTTTATATTGGTAAGCACTTTGACGGGTCTTCAGCAATATCGTGCCCGAAACTTGGTGTGGGTTTACGACAAATGGATGGTGGGTGACCCGCAATCTAGCAACATTGGGTATCTGGAACAAGACATTGGTAGCCATTGGAGTGAGCAAGTTTACTGGGAATTTGGCACGCTGATTGTTTACAACGAAAGCAATGGAGCGATATTTAACGAGTTGGAATTGGTCAGCCTTACAGGAAGTATTGCCCTCGGTAAGAATCCGCAAATCAGTACCAGTTACTCGTTAGATGGCAAGGCATACAGTCAAGAAAAGTTTATTGCAGTTGGAACTGTTGGCAACTTTAAAAAACGTCTCGCATGGTTTAAACAGGGGCACATGAGGAACTGGCGCATCCAGCGTTTCCGTGGTGACAGTGATGCCCATGTTTCATTTGTTCGGCTTGAGGCTCAAATTGAATCACTGGCATACTGATGGCAACCGCACCCATTTCTCGCAGACTTAATCTGACCCGTGACCAGTTGGCGGCATTTCTGACTGACCACCAACAGATTAGGCAGTTTGAACTTTTGTTCTCTACTGTTGATGAATTACAAGTTATTGTTGGCACAGACTTTGAGTTTCAAGCTGATACCGCCTATGCCACCGCCACTAATGCGCTGGCTCAACTTGCAGCGTTAGCACAAGAATCAGCAATTAACTGCGCTTTGGCTGAGAACAAAGCAAATCAGGCGTTGGCATTGGTAGATAAACTGACTAAAGCTGTTGAGGGTTTGCAGATGACCCCACCGCCTAGAGAATTTAAACGGGCAAGATATGGGTCGTTCTACGACACTACTACACAGACAGCCACGGTCATCAATACAGCAACGGCAATCACTTTCAATACTACTGATTTAAGTAATGGCGTTTACATTGGTTCACCCACTTCACGTATCATTGTTGATAGCGAGGGCT